AAAGTGTGGCATGAGAAACTACAAACAGAGGCAATAAGATTTAAACAAATTAAATTACCTACTGGTAGAGAATATGCTTTTCCATATGCAGAGAGAACACCTTGGGGTGGATCTACATATGGTACACAAATAAAAAACTATCCTGTGCAAGGTTTTGCTACAGCAGATATTGTACCACTAGCTTGTATTAATATATACAAACTTATGAAAAAAGAAAAGGTAAAAAGTTTACTTGTAAATACAGTTCATGATTCTATTGTGGCTGATGTTTATCCTGGAGAAGAAGATGTGATGAGTAAGATATTTAAACAGGGCACAGCAGATGTAATACCTGCACTTAAACAGTATTACAATATTGATTTTAATGTTCCACTTGACACAGAACTTAAAATAGGATATGATTGGTTAAATATGAAGGAGGTAAAATAATGACTTACTTAATAATTAAAAAGTTTGATTTAAAAAGTAAACACGTTAAACCAAGTTATACGATTGTGGCAACAACTGATGATCTGTCATTGGCAAATAAAAAGTTAGTTGCATTAAATTTATTAAATGATGATGATAAAAATAATTCGTTTTATATCACAGAACTTAATGAAGATACTCTTGTATTAACCGAAGATATGCAAGCTGCATAAAATCAAAGGAGAAAAATGGCAAAAGAAATAGAAGCACTAGAGACTTTAGATGAGTATTCTGATGATGAATACTCCGCGTACCTAGAGTATGTATCACTAAGAGATCAGTGTGTAATAGAACCAAATACATTATACATAAACAAAAACCATGAGTTTTTATCGGAGTGGGATTACTTTGCAAATGCTGATGGACTAGAAGTAAAAGTAATAGAAGGAGAAACAACTATATGTTAGAAACTCTAATAGGTATTGTATTATTATATATTTTATTAGGATTTTTTATAGATCCGTTTATAAAATAATGCTTGACAAATTACTAAAATTGTGGTATAAGAAACTTAACAATAAGGAGGACAAATGTCTGACAATAACTTAACAAACATAAAACAGATGTCCAATGAGCAAATAATGCAAGCCATAGGACAAGACGATGGTTCTAATGCAGGTAATAATATACCTAGATTAGCAATCAATCGTACACCAGAAGATGATGATGGTAATCAATTACCAGTAGGTCATTACTTTACCTACGATTCTAATGTAGGTCAAAATGTTTTTGGTAAACCAATTACATTAAGACCATTTATAAGTGCAATGCAATACATGCACTATGATGCAGATAAGGGAGAGTATGTAAATAGATCTATTATATTTAAAAGTTGGAAAGAAGAAGCTATAGATATATTAGGTGGTACTAAATGTGGTAAGATACCTTTTAAAGAAAGGTCAACTCTTACTCCAGAAGAACTAGAACATCAACGAACTATTAGATGTTATAAGTTAGTGTATGGTTTATTATCTTTTAAAGATGGTAAGACTGCACAAGGTGAGCCACATGCTGTAGAAAATTTACCTGTGTTATACAGAGTAACAGGTACAGCTTTTTCCCCAGTCACTTCTGCTTTAGATCAACTGAAGAAAAGAAAAAAACTAATGTTTAATTGTACTTTTTCTCTTGATACTAAAAGACAAAAGAAAGGTGGTAATGTTTTCTATGTACCAGAGATAGGAGTAAATGCAGATGCTAATTTACAATTATCAGAAGATGATATGGAAACATTAAAAGTTTTTCAAGAGTCTATAGATGTAGAGAATGCTTCAGTTGTTGATGCGTACAATAATGCAAAGACAAAGCAAACTAATCCATCTGATAAAATAGATGCAGAGATTGTTGAAGATGTAGAAGATGCACCAGAAAAAGTATTAGCTTCGTAATGAATACTATACTTTTAAAAGTACAGCAGTACTTAGATTCTGTATCTAAAAAACCAGCAGAGTTAAATAGTAAACTTGTTGATGAGTTTGGTGAGGCGTGTAAAAACGCCTTACTAAAACAATTTCATGAAGATAGAAGATCTAAGTTTGAATTAAGAATGTCAAATGTAGGTAGACCATTGTGTCAATTGCAGATGGAAGCAAAAGGTATTAAAGGTGAGGGACAACCTTACAATAATAAAATGAGAAATACTTTTGGAGATTTGATTGAAGCACTAGCTATATTTGTAATGAAATCAGCAGGAGTAAATGTTAAGAATGAGCAGAAAAAAGTTACATACAAGTTTAATGGAGACTCAATTGAGGGTAGACAAGATGTTGAAATC